CGAACTGCACAGCACACGACGTAATCACTGCATCAAAGTCGTAAAAAACATCGTCACCGTCTCTTGCTGACACACCACCAGGGTTGTAGCCGCTTGCTTTGATATAGAACTTTGCATGGAACTGGCTGCCAACCTTGGTACGCAAGGAAAGCTCAACCAAGTAATTAGGCAATTCGTTTGCCGTATCGCCTGTGTATTCCCAGAAACATGACATCCGGCCAGAGCCAGACATCAACGTACTAATACGACTTCTAAACTCATCAGACAGCGTTGTTGTATCAACAGTTTCGCGCTCAGTATTTAACTCAAAACTATTAACCTGTGCCAGCAAACGAGCAATACTGTTCTCAACAGTGACAGCAATTGGAATTTCGTTGCCAGGAACTGCAAGAGCTACTGCGTTTGTCGCTCCACCGTTTACAGCATGGGCAAAACTGTTGTAAAGCCTTATGCCATCAAGGTCATCAACGTGAATAAACTTTTTTATGCTTGAATCTGTATAGCTGTCAATAAAATCAAGCGCACTATTGTCAGTGCTTTTGATCTCAACTTGGTCGCCAGTAATTAACTGCCCGTGGTCAAAGTCAAAGCTAAAACGTTTTGCCGTGGCGTTTACGTCACCAGTGTCAATCGTGCCGGTAATGTTGTTTCCATCAAACTGACGTTGCAGTTCAACTTTTCCAAACGTCCCAAGATAAACACTCATGAGATCGTGGCGGCTAACAGTTCTCCCGTGCCAATAAACGAGATCTCAGCACGCACTAGATCAGCAGTAGCAGCACCCATCGTGGCACTTGAAACGTAAGCCTTGATTTTGATGTCGTTAATGTCCGCACCATCCACCCAACGGAATGTCAGATCAACGGTGTCGCTACTGGTAACACCAGCCGAACCAGTCTTGACCAGTGCGCTCAACAGGCTTGTTGTGTTGATCGAACCGCTGTCTTCTTTGTAATAAAGCAGGCTGCAACTACCCGTATAGCCAACAACCCCTGGAACGTAACTGCGAATATTTTCGCTAAGCGTCGTGGTTTCTAACGTCTCAAGGTTTGCTTGCACCGAGAAACTCGACACTTTGGCAATGGTCGTACCAGCGACTTGCAAGACGCCATCCCTGCCGGTATAGACCTTTGCCATCAGATCACGCCAATGAGATTCACTGTAACAGTGCTAACCCCAGGCCGCACCTGCGTTAATTGTGGTGCTCTTTCGTATCTGTACTTTGCTGGTGTCCCTGACGCAGAAGACTCAGTGCCTGCTGGAGTGTTGATTTGACCTCCCATCCCAGCATGGGACGTACAGAAGTAATACAAAGTTGGAGCGTCTTTGGCAACTTTAATTCGTGTGTACGCTCCAGCACTCCCAGGAGTTCCAAAGGTTGTTACACCTGTTGTGTAAAGGGCACCGCTGCCATGAGTGCCATCGCTTGTTGTACTAAGACGCAATGGGTGACCTCCACCAGCACCGTTTGACGAGTCTGCTTGGTTGAACAAATAGACAGTGCCTTCAGTCAGCGACAGCGTTTCGTTGTCTGTTGAAGACCCATTGATTCGATACTTGTTAGCCCCACCAGAAGCCACAACTGTCACGACAAGCGTCACAGTTGGAACTGTCGTGGGTTCTGAACGCAAGGCATCAGTATTTGCGCCCCAGCCTCCTAACGATCCAACAGGCAAATCAAAAGTGCTGAAGGTGCCTTTTGTTTCGTCAAAATGGTCAAGGAACAGCTCTGCTGACGCATCGCCAACGTTGGTATAAGACAGTTGCAGCTTTACGTTGGTACGTTCACTGCCATACAAAATTCTGGTTTCCTTGCCACTTTGAGACGTGTAGGTTTTGACCGGATAGTTTCCAGGGTCAAAAGCACGGCTAGTCGGAACGAGTGAAGGAAAAGCCATTTAAGTAGTTTTTACCTGGTAGTCACCAGCCTCGTCAACAACAGCCAAAGCCAGCTTGCTTATATTAACCGTACCGGCTTCGGTCGTACACGGATGCTCTGAGGCAACAATGTCTACAGTGCCTTCTTCAGAGAAAGTTAATTGTTCTACAACATAAATGTTCTCAGATACTTTATCTGGATCATTGATTGTAAACACTGCATTATGGAATTTGTTTTCTGAAACTTTGCCATCACTTATTGTCATCTTGCCTTCTTCTACGTCTGTCTCTCCACCGCTTTGAAAATAAAGCACATCATGCTGACCATCTCCTAAAGGTGTCACGCTTACAACGTTGCCTGACCCATCGACCGTTCCATTATTAGCACTGCTGTAAGGGCTGACTTCAGTGATAACCTTGATAAACGAACCAGCCTTAAGGTCTAAGCCAAACACCGTTGTGGAAAATTTAATCGTATGTGTAACCAGTTTTCGCAATGCTAAAAAGTAACGAGCTACCTTGACTGCATGTTCTTCTGAAGTACAAAACTGCGTAAGGTCAAACGTCTCTTGCGGAAGATTTTGCATATCGTCTGGCTTACCATCTTTCTCAAAAACAATAACTGCTTTTTCTTCTGGGAACTTATTAGGTGTTTCTTTTCTATAACGGGCAATTGCAACGAATGGCCTGCGATCTTCAAAACGAAGATACTCAACGCTAAAACTATCTTCAAGTATGTTGCCAGCCGTGAATAGCTGACTAACATTTATGCTGCCCGTATTTATATTGCCTGAATCTAAAAACGGTATGGCAGGCAGCAATCCAAACTTGCCATCAGTTATAACAAAATTACACAAGAAGTAAGGCGCAATATCCGTAACAAATTGTCTTAAATTTGTCCTTTCTGTTACAACCCCATTGAAGAACATTTTTTGTTTTGACAAAAATTTAGCTGTTGACTTAAAACTTTCTAGATCCACTAACGGTGCATTGTCAGATGTCATATTCATCAGTCCTCCCGCACCAGCCATTTGGTCTGTCATGAGATGGAAAACAAGATCTTGAAATAAATGACTCGGGCCAAATTCTTTTTTAAAAGTTTCGCTGCTTGGGTCGTTCTCGTATGGGTTGTCCTCATTGTTCAAGTAGTCAGGATGAAGACGCTTAACTTTTAATCCACTAGCCAGCCAGCAACGAAGCTGATCTAACTGCGAAAAAGCCCTAGTAGCTTTTAAAGACAAGCCTGCGGTGGTAAGCCTTGAATACTGAGGTTCATCGACGTTAGGCAAAATTTCATTTACATATACGACTTGATGCTCAGGCTCTGTATCGTTTGACTTTTGAATTAACTGCCTATAAAAGCTTAAGTCTGCATAGCCATTATTAAATTCAAAGTTTTCTCCTTCATACGAAGTTGACGTTGCAGCCGCCTCCAAGCTTTTAACTTTATACCTAGCAGCTACCACAACACCTTTTGTGCCAAATGGATTTTGTGCAGTCACGGTTGCTAAGTCATCCACAAAGTCATCTACCTGCCACCCTTCGACTGTATTGTTTGAATTTTTAACAACTTGAGTAACACTGTAACCAAATTTTTCTCCAGTAGGATGGCTAGCAAGTCGCACTACTTTTGCATTTAAAGTAAATTCTATTTGTTTGTTTTGCTTAGTTTTGCTGATAACTTTTGACTCAATATTGTTAAGGCCAGACTCTACGGCGCGGCCAAGCGTTTCAAACAAATATGCTTGTTCTTCATCCCCGCCTTGAACTAATGCAACTTCGGTAACTTTAAACTTGATACCCGAACCACGCAAAACACCATCGCTAATGTCGGGGTTATTGTATTTGAACGGGTTTCTGTCCCCATAGTCCGCATTTGTAGGTCTAAGGTTGCCATTGCTGTCGACAGTATTTGTTTTGTTTAAGCCCCTGCGTACTTCAAACTCATGGTTTAACGGAAAACCTGGGGAACTATTTATAACTGTGCAGGAGACAAGGTCCCAGGCTTTGTTTTGCCCATTGAATTTTCTAGCGTACTGATCTGGGTTTGCAATAACTCTTTTAACCCATTGCCATCGCAGCTTAATAAATTCTGTATTGTTATTGTAGTATTCAGTTGTCTCTGTCGTTTTTGTGTTGGGTCCGTCAATATCAGGATCGCCAGCAAGTGCAAAACTAAACGCACCGTTTTTGCCGACTCCAGTAGCCGGTGTAGAAACGAAACTTAGTTTTTCAATGCTTTGAGCTTTAAATCTATCTGTATTTTGATTTTGTGGTAAATACTTTTCAATCTCTATATTGCTTGGCTTACTTTTTTCGCCAGTCGTAACGACTATCCTTGCGCGTCTTCCTAATTCAGCGTTATCGCTAAACATAGATTTTTTGACTTCGTTGCCAGAGCATTTAACTTTTAAAAGCCCTATTCCTGGGACGTTAGTCTCTCCACCGTATGGGTTGCTTTCTTCAGT